CCGGAACAAGCCCCTCGTGGGAGAACCATCTTACCACTCGATGCTACTCCGAGTATGATTTACTCTGCAGCTCATTATTTTAAACAAATGACGCTGTGGAATATGTATGTCTACTCATATTCACGTAGAGACGACGCCATTCATGGACTCCGGTGTCGGGATGTCATTCTTAATCTTAATAATTTTTTTTATGATAGAAGATTATCACCAACTGATATTCCATATCTAGAAATAGATATGCCCTCTTTTGCTCAGGCAAGTCACTATCGACCTGATCCTGATCTACCAGTACCTGTTGAACCCGTTGAAGACGAATCAGAACTGGAAAAGTCCACTCTTCATACTACAAGTCCTATCCCTAAAAGAAAAAATAAACCTAGTAAGATTCGGTCACAAGGAGCTTCTTCATCATCGTCATCAGATAATGAATACGAACATAAGTTTGTTGTTGAAACTCCGGTGGAGAAACCTCCGACCGCGCCAAGACCTATTCTTTATGAAACTCGTCATGATATGGTCAATCGTCATATTAAAGAAGATCAAGCTTTCGCACAACAACAAATGTGGGCTAGTGGCGATCGCAGATATGTTTTAAAAGACAGATGGGCGATGTTAGGTGCTTTCTATCAAAAGATTGTTAATTTTGATCCAGCTACTTATATTATTACTGTCTTTTATGGTTTAATTTTTACTACATCTATGTTTCTTTCTCCAATTTGGGCTTTATGGACTATAATGTATGTGCCAACCATTTGGTTTCGATTACAATTTTATAGAATTCGGAATAAAATTGCTGTGTCTACGACTAAGCATGTTATTACTCAATATGCTGATACTGTAGCAGTTAAAACTGCTGAAGTTCGTGAAAAAGTCTTTGCTCCTTGGGTTCCTGGTTGGGACGATATGTCTCTCAAAACTAGGAATGTTATAGCAGGACTAGTTTCTGGAATCTCTGTTACGGGTATCGCTATTATCTTGTGGGCAACGGTTAATTTTATTAAGAAAAAGAAAGAGAAGATTAAAGAAGGAGCCACTCCAGCTAGTATTGCTACATCTTATTTGCAGCATATTGGTATGGTATGTGTAACTACTGGAATATTAGTCGGTATGACTCTAAAAATTTCTTCATTCATTTCGGCTGTAAAAAATATTAATGGTTTGTGGTCTACTTTTTCTACAAAGCATTGGAAGAAACAATGGGCTGCTGGAACTGTAGTTGAAGAAACATCAAATGTTGATGATTATTTATATGATGCTCTTACTGGGAGCGCTATGATTAAAGAACAGTATATTGCCTACCTCATGCAACGTGGTAATAATTTAAACAATGCCGCATGTTGGGTTAAGCATCCACAACATCTTCCTGTTTTACTTGAAAAATATCAGATGGATCTTGGAAAAAGATTTCCGACTCTATATTTAAATGATGAATTTAAAATTAATTGGAAGACTGCTGCGGCTCAAAATCTTTTAAATGATATTTTGGATCAAGCACCACATATTGGAAAAAATACGAATTTATCTTTTAATTTATATCTAGCATTACGCTGGAATAAAGATATGGTTCATATTAGACCCCACAATGGGGGTAATGCTAATTTTGTTACTGTGACTGTAGATACAATAAAAGTTGATTTGACACAGAATAAGAACAATCTTATGCCATATTATGTTGCTGCTTATTTAGATAGGTATGTTCCATTTCCGGATCCTAACTTGAAAGTTTATAAGTATACTGCTCCTCAAAATCCTTCAACATTTATATATGCAAAGAATCCCGATGAAGCTCAAGAAACTTTCGGTCTTCATACTAAAAATATTGATGAGCCATTTGAAGTTCTTAATAATATTCAAACTTTTATTTCTGAGAATAAGGAAAAAATAATTGGTATAATAGGGCTAATTGCGGTTATATATATAGCTGTTTTTTATTGGTTTCGTAATAAATGGGCTGATAAAGATAAAACAAGAGTTAAGGAAGCTACGGCTTCTGTGACTCCTGTTCCTGCCTCATTATTGGTAGCACCTGTTGTACCTGTATTATCTTCTATTATACCCAAACCTTCACCTACGGTGCCTTTATTGGAGGCTAAACCTTCTGATTCTGTTCGTGTTAATATATATAAATGTAGTCAATGTGATAATGTTGCTGCGTTGAATTATTCAATGTGTGCTTCTTGTTATCACGTTGATATGATATATGTTGAAAATGATTCGATTGTAAAAGAAGGTCGAAGTGGTCGTTCTGGTTTGTCTAAGGGTCAGAATATTAAGTCAGCTCAAGATCGACAAAAGTATGATGAGCTTGTAAGAAAAATTGGTGAACGAGATGATTTGCGTAAACAGAGAGATAGATTAACTAATCATATTATGGATACTCTCTCATATGGTAATCAAGCTGATTACTCTAAACTTACTGATGCTAATGCTAAATTGAACGATGTTTCTAGAAGACTTGGCAAGTTTGAAATCGAAGTTCAAGATTTATATAATGGATTATATGATGCTGGTGTTATATCTTCTCGTAAGAAGAAGAATAAAGTTAAAGCCAATCAAGATAAGAAATTACCTAATTCTATGAAATATCGAAAAAATAAAAATCAAGCAGTGGATGAGGCCGCTGTTGAGGAGGATTCGGATTCTTCGTCTAGTGATGATGAAGAGGAAGAAAAAACTTTTTGTAAAAAATGTCAAAAGGAGATTGATGAAAAATATGAATATTGCTCTAAATGTTGGAGTGAAGATCATCCTCCCATAAATGCAAAGATAGCAAAAGATCCTCCTATAGAGAAGGAAAAGAAAGAGAAGAAACAAAAAAAAATTAAGGACAATAACAAGTCTAAAGACTTGAGTATTTGTGAACAGTGTGTTAAATTTCATTGTTCAAAAATTGACGGTAAAGAAGAACTTTACAAGCACTGTGCTAATTGTCGTGGTACGATAATGAAGAAAGTGAAAGATACTCAGGAATGTATTCATTATTCCACTTGTCCTAAAAAATTGTCTACAGATGCTAATACTAATTGTAATCAAAATTGTGGACATAATTGTTTTCACTTTTCTGGGTGCCAATGTAATGCGGAAAGTGTTAAAGCCCCCTCTGTTCCCACTCAATCTAAAGATAAGAAGAAACCAAAGTATGTGCCTAAAGAGGCTATTGTTGTAAATACTAATAATGCTCAATCTATAACGAAACAACAACCTTCGGATCGACAACGTTCGTATATACCTATGTATATAAAACAAGAGGGATTGTATACTTTTAATGGAGTTATAACACTTGTCAAGTTGAACTCAAAGAAAGTTGCAGTAACTTGTCTCCATCAATTACGAGATAATAAATGTTTTATTAAATATAATGGGTCTTATAGAGAAGTTATTTTTACTCATATATATGAGGAACATGACTTTGCTGCTGTTTTTGCACCAAATATTAATGCTCAAGGTAATCTCATTGAGATCACGTTACCTCCTAATGATATTACAGATACTAAATTTTATTCTGTGGATGTCGTAACTCTTGAACAAGTTCAAGTTTGGTGTACAAATGGTTCTATAGCTGAAGGTCAAGTAGCTTATTATTTACACAAGTCTGATACATTTCCTGGACAGTGTGGATCTCCTTATATAACGTCGGGTAAAGCTTTTGCTATACATCAACAATCTGTTGATGGCGTTAATCAGGGGGTTTTACCACCTGTGAAATTCTTTTCGGATTTTTAGATTCTACTCTCGAAAACCCCGAGAGTAGCCTCATATTAGGGGTAACTCAATTAAACAAGTATATAAAGAAAGAATCTTTTGATTCCGTTCACCTTATTACAAATGGCCCTCCAAAAAGGGATTATAAGGAACTTGTTTATTTGGGACAATTAAATTCAACTTTCCGAAGGCGTGTCGTTGGACATCCCCCCTCTAGTTACGTTTCTCCGTCTATTCTTCGTAATATTTCTATTGAAGATTGGACATATCTATCACAATTCTCTGGTGAGTATTTTTATAATAAACCTTCTAATGAGTCGATAGAGATCGCAGAAATGAAGATTGATGAAGTTCGACCTTGGCCGAAGTCGGATCCTGTGTATGATTATGCACAGGTTATCGCAGATCGTATGTTGGAGGTTCCTCTAACTGCTAAGGAATGGACGGATCAAGAGACTCTTGATCATCTTATTTTAACTAAGGGTCCTGGTATACCTTGGAAATTTTTGGGTTATAAAACTCGACAACAGCTTTTTAATTCTGATGAATGGAAAGATAATTATGAGAATATTGATTTTCTTAAAAGGCTCATGCCTATCTATGAATCCGTCGGAAAAGAAGAACTCGCTGAAATTACCGATTTACATGATAAGAAAGTACGAACTTTTCAAACTACTGCTGCGCATTTATTATATTGGCAGCTTCGTCTCTATGGACAAGGTAATGAAAATTTGAAAAAGTACAAATGGTCTAAATATGGTTTTAATCCATTTTATGGCGGTACTAATCAATGGTATAAGGAAATTAATGTTGTCGATGAAAACGGTTGTATTCTCTATAGAGTTAGAGTTTGCTGGGACATTAGTGGATATGATAGAAAAATTTTTTTACACTATGTTGCAGAACGCCGTTTTCGATACTGGTGTCAAGCTAACCAAACATCTATCTATAAAGATATTGCAAGATGGGTTGCTGACGCTTGGAAGCGAAGTATCATATTTTTCCATAACGGAGACGTTTGTGTTCGTCTTCGAGGAAATAATTCTGGCTCTGGAACCACTACTACCAACAATATTGAAGCCGGTTTTGAAGTAGTCGCCGATTTGCTTGTGCATTGTTATTTAGCTAAATATAAAGAATATCCCCCTTTAGATTTAATTACCCAACAGCTTATTGCTTTGTTTGGTGATGACAATGCAATGTTTCTTATGGAACAGTTTGACTTTATGTTAGATGAAGCTTTCGTAAAAAAACGACTATTTGAACAACATGGATTAATTTGTAAGTGGTTAGTGGGTGGTGTTGAACATCCGTTTAGTAAGTTACCATTTTTAGGTTTTACGTTTTCCCCATATAAGGGCTTTTTTATCCCTAAGTGGTCGATTGAACGATTGATACACCCAATTTTATATACACCCAATAGAAAAACTACTGGGCAATACCTTCAGCAAGTATATTCTCTAATGATTATGTCATTTGCTCATTTCGAAATTTATTTGAAAATTAGAGAAGTTTATATAAAATTGTTACAATATTTTAAAGGTTCTGGACAGGCAGATGTCAAGATTATGCTTGACTTGGGAGTACCTACTGTGGAGGAAGTTGAGATATTTTATCTCGGACTAGAAGGAACAACTAATGTTTCTCTCGACATAGTTACTGGTGGTGGAGGCCCATTATTAAATATAATAATGTCTGATTCTAAAGAATCTAAAATTTCTGACACTCGTCCTTGTGGTGAGTGTCTCCCTGATTGCTCTTGTGCTAAATGTCTAGAATTTAAAGATTTAATTCTTAGTCTTCTTGATAATCGGGATCAACATTTGTGTGTAGCACCTAATTTGGGTGTTAGAGATGGTTTATTTCAGCAATGTCCTCATTGCTCTGTAACTACACGTGATCTCAATTCTGAAGGTAGATATTCTGGACGTAGAGTGCCTGGCACCTATGATGAATATGGAAATCAATGCTTTTCTGCGTCCTATGTTCAATATTTTATTCCGTCTTATCGTACTAATCCTACTGGAGGTGTGGAATGTTATTCTACCATCTTGTTTAGTGACCGTGCTCCTATGGCTTGTATTGGAAGTGGCTCTAATCAATCGGAAGCTTTTTCTGATTGGTATTCTACCGCTTCTACTTTTATTATGCAATGGGAACCAGATACTAAATGGGGTAAATTTTATAAAGAACTTCGTTCTTTACCTAAACCCCCTGATGGTCATCCTCTTGCTTTTATGTGGCATGACGATTATACTCTTCATCACTTTAATTTATTAAAATTGTGTGGGGATATTGAACAGAATCCTGGACCGTTGTCTAAAATGCAGTACTTGCAACAAAATAAATTGTCTTTTGACAAATTAAAATTAACTGCTGCTCAACGAAATCAGAAGTATTCACAATATCTCGCAAAAGCGGGACCTCGTGGACCCATGACATCTACTAAACAACCTCGAAATAATCAAATTGTTTCGACTAAAGCACAACGAAATAAGGTTTCTAACTCTCAAATTGGCGCTAAGAATTATTCTGTCAATAGAGTTCCAAATGCAGTTATCAATCAAAGAAAGCAAGCACGTTCAATTATGAATGTTTCTGAATGTTCTCGTGAATATTTTGCTGCTTTGACATGTCCGTTTTATTGGACAGATGATTCATGTAATTCCTTTCTTCGTAATTTGGGTTTAAATTTTTCTGAAAAGAAAGATCCCTGTATTCCCTTGGCTCCTAATTTAAAATCACGAAAGACTCATTTTTTTGCTCGTGGAACATTTGCTGTCTCAAGTTTAGGTCTTTCACCAAGTTCAGCTAATATATCTTTTAGTCCTAGAAGATTAGCTAATAACAATGGTGGTGATCAATCAAGTCCTCCAATTCTTATACAAGGTGCTGGTTTTGTTACTGGTGCTGATAGTATATATTCGACTACTTTGGACACAAATAATCCCGCGACTGGGATGACTTTCAATTCTTTCAACTCTGAATATACACAAGCTGAATTAGTTTTAATTAACACAAGAGGTGTGAGATATAGGGTTGTTGGAGCAGGATTACGAATACAATACACGGGTTCGGAAGTGAACATGGCTGGAACTATACACGCCTTTGTTCAACCTAATCATGATACTCTTCAAGGAGTTGGTGTTGCTGTTGCTGGTCAATATGAAACGTATTTTCGAACTCCAGTTTCAAAAGACTGGGTTACTTTATCACATACACCTGTGGTTCAGGATGACTTTGAATTTATGCCAGATTTTCCGTCTAATCCTAGCGCTTATACTGGCTTCTTTTCTCTTGAATCTCAACAACATTATATGGGTTTTATTGTCACTGACTGCCCGAATGGAACTTTCAATTATGAAGCAATTCTACTTTGTGAGATTACAGGTCAAACTGTTCGTGGTTTGACTCCTACTGTTGTTGATACTGTTGGTGTAAGTGCTGTTTTAAATGGTGCTACCACTGCTATTGCGCCCGAGCTTAATAAAATAAAAGATTTTGCTCCTATTTTAAATTCAGGTATAGATTTGGTTTCGGCCTTTGTTCCTGAAGCGCAGGCACTTAAATTTGCCACACCCATGGCAAACAAACTAGCTAATATGCTAATGTAGTTTTTGGGATTTCCTACGTCCAAAATCCAAAATTAATTGAAATGTAGACTTATTATAGCTGCATTTTCTAAAC